GCTGAAACAATGATTATCATTTCTCATGCTGCTACACTCTTAAAACGCCTATGAACACAAGCTCTTAGAAGAAGGCGTAAAATTTACACCAATCTCAATTCCAAATAACGAAGCTCAATTTCTGGAAACCAGAAAATTTCAGATTGAGGAAATTGCAAGAATGTACAGAGTGCCGCTTCATATGATCGGTGACCTTGACCACGCAACATTCAGTAATGTAGAACATCTGTCATTAGATTTTGTAAAATACAGCCTTGACCCTTGGATCGTTCGCTGGGAGCAGTCCTTACAGAAAGCACTTCTTTCTGATTCTGAAAAAGGACAGTATTTCGTGAAGTTCAATGTAGACGGACTACTGCGTGGCGATTACGCTTCCCGTATGCAGGGCTATGCTACCGCAAGACAAAACGGCTGGATGTCGGCGAATGACATCCGAGAACTTGAAGATATGAATATGCTTTCAGACGAAGAGGGCGGAAATCTGTATCTCGTAAATGGCAGCTTTACAAAACTCGCTGATGCAGGAGCATTTGCAAATCAAAATTCAGAAAAGGAGGAGAAAACCAAATGAAGAAATTCTGGAACTTTATCCAAAACGAAGATACATCAGAAACAGAGCTTTTGTTTAACGGTCCTATCTCTGAAGATACCTGGTGGGGCGATGAAGTGACACCTGCTTTGTTTCGTGATGAACTCGCAAAAGTCAGCGGAAATCTGACAGTCTGGCTGAATTCACCAGGGGGCGATGTGTTCGCTGCAAGTCAGATTTATTCTATGCTGAAAAGTCACAAAGGCAAGGTTACTGTAAAAATTGATGGTATTGCTGCCTCTGCCGCTTCTGTTGTGACAATGGCAGGCGATGAAACTTTGATTGCACCAACTGCCCTAATGATGATCCACGACCCCAGCACTTGTGCTACGGGAAATAAATCTGATATGGAAAAAGCCATCATCTTGCTTGATGAGGTAAAAGAAAGCATTATCAACGCCTACGAAACCAAATCTCACCTCAGCAGAAACAAGATTGCAAAACTGATGTCCGATGAAACATGGCTCAATGCAAAAAAGGCTCATGAAATGGGTTTTGTGGACGGGATTCTGTTTGCTGAAAAGAAGAAACCTTTCCCTCCCGAAGAGGAAGAAGAAAATCCTGATAGGAAAAAGGAAGATGAAGATAAGGAAGATTCCTTGACCGCAATGACCTATTCAAAGTCAAGGAATCTATCTGCATTCTTATCCAAAGTATCTGCATCAGCAGAACCTGTCAAAGGCACAACCATTGACCAGCTTGAAAAAAGACTGGCACTTTTAAAATATTGATTGGAGGAATTGATTATGACGATTAAAGAACTGAGAGAAAAGAGAAAGAAGGCTTGGGATACAGCACGTGACTTCCTTGACAGCAAGAGAAATGCAAACGGCGTTCTCAGTGAGGAAGATTCCAAGACTTACGATGCAATGGAACAGACCATTGTCGATCTTGGCAAGGAAATTCAGCGTCTGGAAAGACAAGCTGAAATTGAAGCTGAAATGAACAAAGCAACTTCCACTCCTGTTCTCGGTAAGCCTGCCACACCAAATGTAACGGAAAAGACAGGTACAGCAAGCGACACTTACAAAACGGCATTCTGGAACAGTATCAGAAACCGCAACTGGATCGATGTACATGACGATTTGCACATTGGCACAGATGCAGAGGGTGGCTATCTTGTTCCAGATGAGTTTGAACGAAAATTGGTGGAAGCGTTGGAGGAAGAGAGCATTTTCCGCCAGATGGCAACGGTCATCAAAACTTCCAACGGCGACCGCAAGATTCCGATTGTGACTTCCAAGGGCGAGGCTGTCTGGATGGACGAAGAACAGCAGTATTCTCTCTCTGATGATACGTTCGGACAGGCATCGCTTTCCGCATATAAGCTGGGAACAGCAATCAAAATTTCTGAAGAACTTCTCAATGACAGCGTATTTGATTTGCCGTCCTACATTGCAAAGGAGTTTGCAAGAAGAATCGGTGCGAAGGAAGAAGAGGCGTTCTTCGTTGGTGACGGCAAGGGAAAACCGACAGGTATTTTCAATGCCACAGGCGGTGCGGAAGACGGCACTTCTACCACAGGTACAAGCATTACATTTGATGATGTGATGGAACTCTTCTATTCTCTCAGAAGTCCGTACCGCAAAAAGGCGGTGTGGGAGCTCAATGATTCCACGGTTAAGGCACTTCGCAAGTTGAAGGACAACACAGGCAATTACATCTGGAGTCCGTCTGTGCAGGCTGGCGTTCCGGATACCATTCTGAATCGTCCTTACAAGACATCCAGCTATGTGCCGGAAATCAAGGCAGGCAATAAGTGCATGGCATTCGGTGACTTTAGTTATTACTGGGTAGCTGACAGACAGGGACGCTCTTTCAAGAGACTGAATGAACTCTTTGCTATGACTGGTCAGGTTGGTTTCCTTGCAAGTCAGCGTTTGGACGGCAAGTTGATTCTCCCGGAGGCTATCAAGACACTCACCATCAAGAAAGCGTAATCAGAGAAAGGGGTTGGAGTGGGTGGTAACTTTACAGGAAGTCAAGCAGTATCTGCGGATTGATTTTGAAGATGATGATACATTGCTTCTCTCTCTTATTTCAACTGCAAAACAGCTGGTAATGGATGTGGGAAGAATGGACGAGGAACGCTTTTCAGAAAACGAAGATGTGGTACGGACAGCAATGCTCTACACGGTTTCCTATCTCTATGAAAACCGCAATACTGCAGACTTTTCCAAGTTGACGTTAACGCTTCGTGCCATGCTGTTTGCACAGCGAGAGGGGGTTGTCTGATGGAAATCGGCACGCTGAACCAGCGGATTACCTTATTAGAGCAGCGAGTAAAAGTCGATGCCATCGGCAACCACACCGCTGTGTGGGACGAAGCTTTTTCCTGCTGGGCAAGGGCAACCTTGAAATCTTCCGTAGAAAATACGGACGCTGGTGTGACCAAAGAAACACAAACACTGGAATTCCTCATTCGGCAAAGTCAGCACTGGATGCCGTCTGTAACAGGCAATCGAATCTTGTTTCAGGGAAACATTTATGACATCACCGGTATTACACCGGATTATCTGCACAAGGATTATCTGAAACTTGCTGCAGAAGCCAGAAAGGCAGGACAAAATGACCAGTATTGACAATCTTGCAGAGGAAATTATGCAGGGCTTGCAAGAATATGCAGACCTTGCGGATACTACCATGAAAAAGGCTGTCCGGAAAACCGCCACGCAAGTGAAAAACGAGATCTCCGCCAATGCTCCGAAGGACACCGGAAAATATGCAAAAAGCTGGGCAACGAAAAAGACTGGCGAAAACAGTCACTCTTTGGAGATGACTGTCCACAGTAAGAATCGTTACCAACTGGCACATCTTCTGGAAAAGGGGCATGCCAAGCGTGGCGGTGGTCGGGTATCTGGCAAACCGCATATTTCTCCTGCGGAAGAAAACGGTGTGCAGTTGCTGGAGCATTTGATTGAGGGGGCTTTGTCATGACCTACGAACAAATCGCAGAAATGATGGAGGAAATGGGACTGCCTTTCGCCTATCATCATTATGCGGAAGGCGAAAGTCCTGCACCGCCTTTTCTGTTGTTTCTCTCTCCTGGAGAGAATCCATTTTCTGCAGATAATGTGGCATATTTCAGTTGCAAACAGCTGGACATTGAATTGTACACGGATAAAAAACTGCCGGAATTGGAAGAACAAGTGGAGGCAGTGCTTGCCCAGCATGAAATTTATTACACAAAAACAGAACTATTCATTGATTCGGAAGAATTGTATGAAGTGCTCTATGAGATGGAGGTTTGATCTATATGGCAATGGAGAAAAACAAGGTAAAGTTCGGTCTGAACAAAGTTCACTATGCAAAAATCACTTCTTATGATGAAGAAGGTGTACCGACTTTTGCAAAGCCAGTTCGCATTCCCGGTGCAGTGTCGCTGTCTATCGATGCAGAAGGTGAAGCATCCAATTTTTACGCTGACGATGGTGTGTACTATGTGATCAACAATAACTCTGGTTACACCGGCGATCTTGAAATCGCATTGGTTCCGCTTGAGTTTGCGACAGACATTCTCGGTGAGAAGCTGGATGAAAAGGGCGTTCTCACGGAAACCAATACTGCAGAAGTATCCCAGTTTGCACTGCTGTTTGAATTCAGCGGCGATAAGAATAAAATTCGGCACTGTCTGTTCTGCTGCTCTGCCTCTCGTCCGGCAACAGAATCCAGCACCATTGAGGACGAAAAGGAAGTTAAAACGGAAACGCTGTCTTTGACCGCAACGGCATTGAACAGTGGTTTGGTAAAAACTAAAACTTGTGAGAAAACGGATGCCGAGATTTATGAGAACTGGTACAAGGCGGTATATATGCCCAATCTGGCTGCCGCTGTACAGAGTGGTAAAGCATCCGCAGCATCTGTGAAAGCGTAAGGAGGGTGCAGTATGGCAATTCAGAAGAACATCACCATTGATGGTATTGATGTGCCGTTTAAGGCAAGTGCAGCAGTTCCCAGATTGTATCGCTTGAAATTTCGCAGAGATATTTATCAGGACTTTGCAGCACTGCAAAAGTCTGTGGGAGAAAATACAGAGAAAT